TTATATTTTCATCGTAGCTAATGGGTTTAATGTCACCGCATCAAACAAATGATCAGGGGCAAAGTGGGCATACGTCATCGTTTGTTGGATTTTGTGATGGCCCAGGACTCGTTGAAGTACCAATATGTTTCCTCCGTTTGCCATGAAATGAGAGGCGAAAGTGTGCCTGAAAGCGTGAGTTGCCTGTCCGTCAGGTAGATCAGGAACAGCGCCTTTAATAACTTTTCGTGCAGTCTGATAGCTCGCATCCGGGAAAATCAGTTGTTTGTCGTGTACTTCAATCCTCTGCATTAACTCCATTTCCAGTTCCTTACCGATAGGAACTGAACGTGATTTGCCATTTTTGGTTTTTGTAAATGTCACCATGCCGTTAACCAGTCTCTGCCTGGTTAATTTTGCACCTTCACTCCATCGTGCACCGGTGGACAGACAAAGTTTGGCTATCAGCTTGTTGTCGCCTGTTAACTCTGTCAGAACCGTTCTAATCTGTTCGTCAGTAAAATATCCCTGTTCTGATTCGGTCAGTTTCAGTTCTGCGAGTCCAGTCATTGGGTTGTTATCCCAGAATAGATCCAGTTCTTTCAATTTACTGAACACTGACTTCAAGTATCGTTGTTCATTATTTAACGTTTTTGGCGCGATCCCTTCTGCCCGCCGTTTTGTTCGGTACTCTGCAAAAAGCTGGGCGGTGAGTTGGGTTATACGTGGATTATTTAAGCGCGCGCATGAGGCATTCAAAATCCATAACCGGTTTTTGCAGTCGGTGAGCGTTTGCCCGTGGTTCTTCCACCACAATTCGATCAGTTCAGATAACCGACGCCGATCAGCTGGTTTTTCCAGCCATTCTTTATTATTAGCACTGGCTATTATCCAGCGTTCAAAGGTGACAGCCTCTGATTTAGTGGAGAATGAACGCCTGACGCGCTTCCCGGAACGCCCCGCAGGCCGAACATCAACCATGTATTTTCCGTTGTCCTTTTTAGTAATGGTCATTTGTCATTTTCTCCGGCTGTGAATGCTGGTCGTCATTTGCTGACGAACTGAACTGGGTAACACGGGCAGCAATATATAACTGTTCAATTTGTTGCCAGTTCGGGTTATTGGTTAATAGATTGTTTTGGCGAGCGAAGAGGGAAAAGCGCCGGATCGATTTGCCCGGATGATGCTGCGGTCTTATTTGTCATCATCCATAACGTATATTTATTGAATCTGGGGTTTCGGGTGATCTTCAATAAATCAATATCAGGCAGCGTCATTATTATTTGCTGCCTGAATTGATACAGTGTCTTCTTCGAAATATCACAAAACATCGCGAATTCGCAGATAGTGAGATTTTCAGCATTAATTATCAAGAATAAGCGGTTACGCAAGGACATATACACCTCGATTGCTATTATTGGCATTCAGGGCGCAAATGTATTGTTCGCACACGAACAAATTTTAGCCAAAACTGCTTATCAGTAATTCATGTATGTAATAAATGGTAATTATCAATCAATATAAAATATATGTTGTATATTTTTTGTGTAATTTATTAAAAAGTAATATATCGCACAATTAGAACAGCTCTTTTACCAAAGCGATTATGACTCCTGCTGTAGCGAAAAGGGCAGAGCATAGCCATATCATTTGCTTATGTAATCCCTTTGCAAGATCTTCCCTGGTTGCGGACCTGGACTCTTTGAGTTCGCCGCTAATCTGTGCCTTAAGCTCGCGCATATCTCCGGTCATCTGCGCACGGAGTTCTTTCATATCCCCAGTTATCTGCGCCTTGAGTTCACGCAGATCGCCCTTTGAGGCGAAGTCATCAGCGCGCGCGTTGAGATGGGTAAGTTCTTTAACAATTACACCGGTATTGTCTTCCAGTTTTTCAACGCGTTTTATTAGGCTGTTCATGCCGTTGCCTCCGTCGTCACTACTGTTTGTGGACTCATTATTTATGGGTACCTGACGTTCTCTTATATGATGAACATTATCCTTAGTCTGACTCATTTTTGCATTCCTTGCGATTCTCTTCTATCCATGCGACGACCGGGCGGGCGCGATAAATGCTGATATGCCCGCAGTTTGGGCAATTAATTTTATATTCGACATCGGCTAATCTTATTTTTGTATGAGTATTCACAAACACGGGCGTTACATACCAGAGAGTATTATCAGCTGCGAATTTCTCCTGATCGATTTGCGATAAAGAGTCATAGTTTTCGGGAGTCTTTGCACCGTTATAAACTCCGTTTTCGGACATTGTTAATTTAGTAAATCCACATGATATGCAGAACTGAGCGGCGTTTTTTGACATCAAAAATTCAGCGAATAATTCAGGGGTAACTTGTTGTAGCCTTTTCATAAGTTCTGGTGATGGTTCTCCATAGCGGGAATTACGAGGTGGGCGTATTGGGGGTATAAATGTATCATTATCTTTTGACATACATTTTCCTTATGTATTATTCGCCCGCAGTGCGGGCGGTGATTAACCGGTCTTTTTCTCTTCTTTGGTAACTGGTGCTATCTGACCTGCTTCTGGTGCGGTGATGTCAGACATCAGCCATAGCGTGTATTTTTGAAAGCGCGGGTGTTGGGCGATTTTAACCAAAGCACTACCACCAGGTTCATACCCCCCCGTTTCATATTTCCTAAGCGTATTTATAGATAAGTCAATAACTTCGCAAAACTCATTCTGACTAAGACCTTCGGCTGCTCTAATCGCTTTTAATTTTTCACCAAGTTTCATTTGACAGTAGTCCAATTAGACATTAAATCTCCCTTCATGCAGTCTAATTAGACTACTTGAAGACAAGCGAAACCAATCTAAACAGACAGGATATCAAATGACACCAGAGCAAAACAGAGCTTTACCCGCACATCAGGAGGCTGATCCTGGTTACTACCCGGTCGTTGAACTGGCACAAGGCGCGTTTTTACCCGAACAGACTCAAAGCAATCATCAGCGCCGCGCTCGGCGATCCCCTGATAGTCGTTCTGAACGTGAACTAATGGCAATTGACCGCGCACTGAAACATATCCTTAGTAGTGGCATTAAACCGGTTTTAACAGTGCAGGAATTTTCCGAATTCTTCGGACAGTCTTTGCGTAAGGTTCAAAGCGATGCTGAGCGCGGCTATCTGCCATTAGTGCCGCGTGTCGATCCAAATCGTCGCGAACTAAGACAAATCAATATGGTTGCATGGTATGCCAGAGCTTTTATGACTGCCGAAGCCAGCCTGACAAAAACGACAGCGTTTAATTGAGAGGAAAAATGTTTAATCCACTTAACACAGAAAAGGCGCGGGAAGTCGATCCGTTTTATGAAGGGTACGACGTGCCGGTATATGTGCAACCGGGTAAGCGACTGCCCGTCGCGATCGAATCCCGCGAAATGGAAATGGCAATTCTGGCCGCGTTTGATTACGGCATTGACGCACTGAACGATGACGGACGCCACCAACTGGACCGCCTGATCGCTGATCTAAAGCTTGCCATTACTGGCAGATAAACGGGTGCGCAATGAGCCAATATTTTTTTTCGGGGATATTTAATGTTGCGGTTTTTATTTTGGGGGCCGTTGTTGTTTGGTCCTACGGAAGATTAAAAAACAGTAGCAACAGAATCCGTTTTATTGACGCATTACACAGGGATATTGAAGCGGCGGCACCATTATTTTTAGATGTATTTTGTGGCTGGTTGCTAATATTTGGCGTCGTTTCCCTTTCAGAGTGTCTTTTATGAGTGAACAACAAATTCCTTCATTCGCCAGTCTATTACGTAACGGTTGCCAGGTCACACATTGCAAATCGACGCGCGGCTGGATTGAAACACCGGACGGGCGTTATTTTAAGCCTGAACCGGCAAAAGTTCAGTTTATTAAGGGCAGAAACAGGCCTTTTGTATATACGCAAAAAATAAACAGGGCCGTAATAGCCGCATTGATTAAATTAATTAAACGCTATTTTTAATTAACTGAATTTATTAAATATCACACATCACTTTAAAAAGTGGTGCGGATTCTTTCAACCTAAAAACGGGTAATTATATGTCTATGACTAAACGGGATGAATACAGTTTTGTATTGCATTCATTTTTACCGGAGCTTGAAGAGCGCGGAATGACTATAAAAACGCGTAACGCAGGCGAATTAACACTGGCATCAACAGATCCTGATGTTGTTGCATTTATACAATCCATGCGCCGTCGTCTTACTAATGCGCTGAGCCGTCCATCTCTTCCCTCTTCACCATACGGAATCTAATCATGAATAATATAATGATTGACATTGAAACATTAGACAATAAACCAACTGCCGCAATTGTTTCTATTGCTGCCGCATTTTTCGATCCCCGAACTGGCGAGATTGGGATGTCTATTTATATTCCCGTCAATGTTGCTGATGCTCAATACAAAGGGGCGACAATTGGTGCGGATACTGTTAAATGGTGGATGAAGCAAAATTTATGCGCAAGAGATGAGCTTGTATCTGATGCTGGCTTGCCTTTATCAGAGTCGCTCTATAAGTTGAACGATTTTTGTTGTTTTTGTGATGATTCAGACAATTTAAAAATATGGGCGCGCGGCACTGATTTTGATTTACCAGTTATTTATCACTCAATGCGCCTGACAGGGATTCGTCCGGCCTGGAATTTCTGGAATGCTCGCGACGTTAGAACGGTTGCAGAAATCGCGCTGACAATATGCGGTCATTCATCAATGCGCGCGGTTCTGGAACATCCGCATCACGCAATGAATGACGTTATTAACCAGATTGCCAGATTAAGCGACGATATCAAAAACATTTCTGCCGTTCGCGCGGAGAAGGTGAATCATGATTCGCCGGAAAAATGATAATTGCCCCGCCTGCGTTGTTGATCAGGCACACAATTTAATTAATGAATTCCGACAGGGTCGCCGCGATAAAGTGCGGCGGCTGGCGACTGGTTATCTGTCAATTGCAATCGGCAGATGTTGGCGGTTACTGAGTAAAAACGACGGCCAGCAATGGACTTTATTAACTCACGAACGATATAACAAGGAATATAAAAAATGATCAGACCGTTTTTGAAGTGGGCAGGTGGAAAAACTCGCGCTTTGCCTGAGCTGCTGCCGCACTTGCCAAAGGGTTATTGTCTGATGGAACCATTTGTTGGCGGCGGTTCGGTATTTTTAAACACAAGTTATGATAAGTATGTTTTAGCTGATATTAATTCAGATCTGATAAATACGTATGAAAACGTGAAACATCGCACTAATCTATTTATTGACGTTGCACGGGAATTATTTAAAGAAGGTAATTCAAAAGAATATTATTTAAAGATTCGCAAAGAATTTAACGAACTAAATACAAGTTACCACGAATGCGGTCGCCGCCCCTTATCACTGAGATTGTCGTTAATGCAGTCGGCGCGGTTTCTCTATTTGAATCGGCACGGTTATAACGGCGTTTGCCGCTATAACAATAAACTGGAATACAATGTTCCGTTTGGTCAACATAAGACAGCGCCGTATTTTCCCGAAGAGGAGATCCGGCGGTTTGCAGAAAAGGCGAATGATACAAACGCAGTGTTTCTCAATCTTAATTTTGATGACACATTATCAATGCTGACATTCGGGCCTAATCTCGTTATTTACTGCGATCCGCCATATTTACCCGCCAGCGAAACCGCAGACTTTACCACGTATTACGGACAGAGATTTACGCGGGACGATCACTGCCGCTTAGTTCAGAAATTATTAGAAATAAGTGCGCGTGGTGCTGCAAAAGTTGTTATTTCAAACAGCGACACACCCGCCGCGCGAGAAATATACGTGTCGTTTACATTTCAGGAAATTAATGTTCAACGGTCAGTCAGTGCCAATACCAGCAAACGCGCGACTGCAAAAGAAGTGATCGGATATATCCCACATTGTGAATATTGCGGGGGTCGTCTGATTACTGGCCGTCCGTGTAGTTGTGACACCCAACGCCGCACGGTTTGGGGTTGCCCTGATGGCGGCTGCGGAGCTTGTGACAGTGTCGATCTTTGTGCGAGCGCGGGGAGTGAATTCTATGACCAGGACTAGTGCGCCCGCCGTCATTACCCGTGTATTTGACATATGGGAAATAAAAAAGAATGAGCAGTATTTAATTGATGCCGAAGTGTTTATTGACGGGTTTTACCGCAATGAACAGATCACGCGTTCCACGCGATATCAGGCAATTAGAGTTTTACCCGGTGACAATATTGATTTGAGGGGTGCGGAATGACAATTCACATAGTAGCGATTCAGCCGGATTATTTTCAGCCAGTGTTAAAACGCGAAAGACGCGCGGTGCTGTTAAATGAGGGGGATTATATAAAAGAAGATTTTTTATTTATCCGTGAGTTTGTTTTTGACGATACAGGAAAGAATCCGCCAACGGCGACAGGGGCTTGTGTCGCCGGGGTGATTACTGATGTTTATAAGACGGGGACTGGCGATGTTTTGCTGAGTTTTGATCTGTTATTTGTGTATAGCTATGTGCTTATTAATTGGGGTCTGACAAGAGGTGATCTGCTTAAACTGAGTATTTACCCTGACTTTCTTGAAGAGCTTTTTACCGCGCACCCTCATTCGCCCGTATTTTACGCGATCGCTTACCGCATGATTGAAGAGGCGGATTTATGACCGCCTATTACAACGAAATCGATCCATTCGCTGCTCTGTGGCTGGCGTCTATCAATTGACGCGCGGACGCTACGCCCCAACACCGCCGCCCCCGTTCCTGGGGAGCGGCGCAGACACTACACTGTATCCATACGCGTGGAACGCCCCGCGCGCAGCAATTAGCGTTGACCGGACGCCGAAACATGATCCGCAGGAGTTCGCCGCAGAATACGAATTCTGGCAGCGTGTAAAATCCACTTTTCAGCCATATCCGACATTCATCCGCCGCCGCATGATGGCGCGCGTTGAACGTTCTCACGAAAAGCAGGGGCGACACGTCGCGGCGCTGGCGCTGCGAGATATCGCCAGCCGCGAATTAATCCACATTTCCGCCGTTATGCAGCAGTATTCCATAAGCCCGCCCCGCAATGCTGGGCGGGTTTATGAAACGCCGTTTGTTGGCCTTGAGCCGCTCTATCACAATTTTGAACAACTCACCGATCTGATCCGTCGTTTCGACACACTGCCTGATTATTCGCCGGAGGATGTTGAATTACTGGCGCAGGACGTCGCAATTTACGCAAACGCCACACTGGCAGAAATTGCCGCAGATTGTGAACACCTGGACGAAATCGAAACTGGCCGGCGGTTTTACGCTGAATTGAAAACGTTGGCTAACGTTTTTCACGTCACGGCGGCAAGGGCAAACAAAAAACGCTTGTTGCCCGACGAGCTGGCGGCAGCGATCAGCAAAATGATCGACGCGCGCTACTGGAACCGCAATTTACTGCGTTACGCCGTGCGCTGGCGGGAGCATTTGCGGATCTCCCTGGGCGACGTGCGCCGCAGCGTGTCAACCTATTGTAGTAAAGAACGCGTGAATGCGTGGCGGGAGCGTCGCGAGCGTAATCGCGACATCATGTCAAGACTGGAAATAGAAGACGTTGAATCAGGCGAGCGTTTTTCACTGCTGGAGCAGATAGAAAAAAGCGCGTCCAATCCAGCGATACGCCGCACCGAGCTTATGACGCGAATCGGCGGTTTTGAGCGAGTAGCCAATGAGCAGGGATTTGTCGGCAGCTTTTTTACTATTACCGCGCCGTCAAAATATCACGCGTTTACCGCGTTTGGTCATCGTAATCCTAAGTGGCAAGGCGCTAGCCCGCGCGAGTCTCAAAAATACCTGAATACCATTTGGCAGCGTATCCGCGCCGAGCTGGCGCGCCAGGAAATCGGCGCTTTTGGCTTACGTGTAGCCGAGGCGCATCACGACGCAACGCCGCACTGGCACGGCCTGTTATTCACTCTGCCGGAGCATCAGGAGGCGCTACGCGACGTCATGCAGCGTTACGCAACAGCTGAGGACGCCGACGAATTAACGACGAAACACGGCATACAGCCGCGTTTCGATTTCAAACCGATTGATCCCGAGCGGGGAACCGCTACGGGCTATATCGTCAAATACGTCTCTAAAAATATCGACGGTTACGCGCTGGATAATGAGCGCGACGACGAAAGCGGACGTCCACTGAAAGACACGGCGCAACATGCGACCGCGTGGGCGTCTACGTGGGGGATCAGGCAGTTCCAGTTTTTGGGCGGTGTGCCGGTGTCGGTGTACCGCGAACTGCGGAGGCTGGGGAATCAACAGGCCGCTGATCAGATTAATCCGCTGTTTGCCGAGATCCACGCCGCAGCGGACGCGGGGGATTGGGGCGGGTTTGTTAATCTCATGGGCGGACCGCTGGCAAAACGCGCGGATTTACCGTTGCGCACGTTTTATCAGGATAAACCGGAGCCTAACAGCTGGGGCGAATATCTGACGGTTATCCGTGGTGTATTTATGCCGCTGATTAATATCCCGCCGGTAATAACCAGGTTGCGGGATTTTCGCATTGTTAAAAAATCGCCGGAGAGCGCGGAGCGCCCCGGTGATGGCTGTTCATCTTTTGACCTTAAGGGCGCGTCTGCGCCCGCTAGGACTCGTGTCAATAACTGTACGGAGCATGAAAAAACAGCAAAAGATGAACAAAATATAAACAGTGAAGCGGATTTTTTGGGAGAGAAAAACAGCGGTGCGCCGCCACCGGGAGATCCCGAACAGGTTCTGATCGGCAAATTGACACGGGAACAACGCAAACGCCTGCGCGCTGAGTGTCTGACGCACAAAAAACAGCGTAAACAATCGGCTGCTGACGAGTTCGAAGCGCTGGCGAATCAATTAGCGACGGCGGACTGTTCGGGCACGGACCAGCTGCGCGCAGAAAATTATTTACGTGCGGCGGCGGTCATTCGCGAGACTGAAAAACCGGTCACGGCTGCAGCGGCAGAACTGGCCGCGCGCGTCATGGAGTGGGCGAAATTGCGCAAAATACCGCTGGGCCGCGCGCAATCGCTGGCACTGGCGCAAGGCGGACAGGCGACAGTTATTGACAACGTTTACCGGGCTAACATGAACACCGGCGAACTGATCCTGATTGACACCTTCCAGCCGTGGCGGCGTGTGCTGGCGAAAAAACAAACTGTGGAACTGATGGCGCGCTGGCGGGCTGTGGTAACCGTATGAATGTTAATGTTATTTTAGGAGAGAAGTTATAGGCGATTTACTCAAGCAGATTTGGTAATATCAGCGGAATTGATGCATGGTTTATTATTGTCAGCAATGGAAGGTATATTATTAATTTAGGCTTATATTTGTTCTGCAAGTATAAAATATAAAATGGCTTGAGGTAAAATATGTACGCTGAGTTAAATGAATTTATAAATGCTCTAGATAAATTAAAAGATTATTTTGATGAGTCTGAAAAATCATATGGGCATAAAAATAAATGGCTTATAGAAGCATTTGGCATCGGTCATCCTGTAATGTTGCCAAAAGACTTTTCTGACTATATTGAAAGAATGATCGAGAAGTCAAAAAAATTAGAGATGCTTAAATTAACTGATTTCGAACTAGATGAACTCGACTATGTAAGAAAAGTCGTAACAAAGGTACATTCTGACCTTGCTCCTAGCTTTTATAATGGAAATGGTGTACAAGCGATTCCTTCATTTTTAATGACCATGACATATATATCTTCATTTTTAGATTCTTTGATTTCCTTCGACCGACTCCAGGATACGGATGCCGTACCTCAGAAATTAGCACGTAAAATACGGAGTATGGATGCAAGAGTAAGACAAGCTACTCCAGAAATTGAAACACTGGAAGGTAAAATTAAATTGATTAACGATGCATATGCCGCAGCTGATAATCTACCGGTATATATGGAAGAGTTAAATAAATACAAGGCAGAATTAACGGAAATAAAAGAGTACATTTTAAAGGCAAAAGAAGAAGCATCTCATTCGAATGTCTTAATGGATGTTTGTCTAAACGAAGGGGAAAAGATAAAAGAAGAGTTAAATGCAAAAAAAGAGATCGCAGAAAATTATCTTTCGAAATGTGAGGAAGCTATTCGTGCTTCGACTTCAAAAGGGTTAGCGGGAGCTTTTGAGATCAAAGCGAATAAGTTAAACTGTAGCATTCGTTTATGGGTAGCAGGATTATCTGCGGCATTAATTGCCGGTGGGTTTGTTGGTTATGAAAGGTTAAAAGCATTATCCAATGTTTTAGCGCAACCAGATACCAGTGCAATAGTGATTGCAACGCAATTAATACTATCCATATTTAGTATCGGCGCGCCGCTTTGGTTTGCGTGGTTGTCTACAAAGCAAATTAATCAAAGATTTAAGCTAGCAGAAGATTATGCCTTTAAGTCTGCCGTTGCAAAAGCATATGAGGGTTACAGAAAAGAAGCATCGCAACTTGATGATGGAACATTCGCTACTCGGTTGTTTGATTCTGCTTTAACCCGTCTAGAGGAAGCCCCATTAAGATTTGTCCAAGGTGATGATCACTCAACACCATGGATGGAAATGTTAAACTCTAAAGCTTTTTCTAAATTTCTTGATTCTTCGATTGATAATGTAAACTATGTTAAAAATATCCTTGATCGTAAGGCTAAACCCTCTGTAGTTGCAGATAAGCCACAGCAGATGGAAAAGGGGACTGAATAAGATAATGGGCAGTTCAAATCTGCCCTTTTTTTAGCTTGGTAACAACAGGTATAATGTTTTTTGTTTTTGTTCTGGCGACATCATATCGATCAGCGTTTTGATAGCGCGGTCAGATGAAAGCGCGCTGGGGCTTAATGTGTGAGAAAATGTTATATTAACGACGAAAGTATGACCGCACTCAACGTTATTACAGGCGCAATAAACATCTGATAGATGGGGATGTTTCCGCACGGTCTTTTTGATCGTTGAATTGCCGTTGCATTCCGGACAGATAATTTTCGGGCTGCGCAATTTGTTTCCCCTTAATCTATTTTTGAGCGGGGTATATTTTAACCGTTTAGCCATTATTTTTCATCCTCTATCGCTTTCGGTTTTTTGAATAACACCTGCATTGCGCGGGTAATTTCAGAATCACTATTGATTGCATTCTCAATTAGCGCCTGCATGGGCCAGACTTCATCTAATTGATATACGGCACGGACTTTTAACGGGTCGCCCAGTCCGCCCACGTTATCCGGAATAATGCCCGCAAGGCCAGGCGGGAAGCGATGGGCGGTTAACTGGTCCTGTGCGGATATGCGCTTGATATTCACATATTCATCTTTTGTTGCGACATCACCCACAGGGATAATTTTAACGCCGTCTGGTTTACCGTTGGGGATGTTAATAAACATACTGCGGAAATTACCCGCGCCTTTTGACTGTTCTATTTTTTCAGAAATGGCCTTTTCCATTTCTGGTGATAAATCCGGATCGGTGGCATACAGGATATAACCTAAATGCGCCCCATTACGATAATATTTGCGGCGAAACATGGTCGCGTCACTATTTAACATCGCCGACTGGATGCCGCCTAAATAATCCGGTTTTCCGTAAATCTGCTGCAACGTATCGTACTGACGGATAAAAATAATATCTTTTGCGGCATATTCTTTATATTCGCCGTCGCGTAACAATAATTTTGTTTTGCCGTCAGTGGAACGCCGCACATAAACAGACGGCAGCGGGTACAGGCGCACGACCTGCCCGAAGCCGTTGCGGATCTTTAACAGCGCCACGTCACCGAACGTCACGAAGTTAACGGCCAGCGCCAGGGCGGTTTCAGGCGTCAGACCGCCGCCGCGAAGAAAACCCGCCGCGACCATTTTCGCGCGCGCCCCCAGACATGCGCCGTGGTACGTTGCGATGTCGGGCAATTTTGCCAGCGCTTCCCGGTCAATGGGCGGCGTCCAGTAGCCGTCTCCTTCATCTGTTACGCCATCATATGAACCCAGGCACGGCACGCGCTCGGCGTCGCCGAATTCCACGCTAAAAGACATCTGTTTTTGAATAGCTGGCGCGAGGGCCGGGGCTGGTTGTTGTTTTTTACGTTTTGCCATTTATACGGCCCATGTTGATTTACGTTTATTTTTCCAGTTCAACGGCTCATTAAAGAGCGCGTGAGCGATTGCAAAGAAAACATCGGCGTGACCGTGCTCTGCGCTGCGGTCTGCAATGAACGTCAGGTTGTCGCCGCTCTGCGTGGTCGCCTTTTTGACGCTCATAAATGACGCTGCAATGTCCTTTTCCTGGGCGTCCCATTCGATCCGCTGGTTTTCGATGACGTCTATCATTTTCAGTACAAGCTGGGTTTTTGTTTCGACGTTGTAGCGGATTGCCGCTGCCTGGCGGCGGGCGAAGTTCTGGATCAGTTCAAACACGCCGTAGCCGATGCCGGTCACGTCAACGCCGATAAACGTCATGTTGAACTGTCGGAATAGTTTTTCTATCTGATCCGCCATGTACTGAAACGACAAACCGCGCCAGTGGTACTTTTCCAGAACGCGGAACATTTCGGCCAGCGTGGCGGGAATGGCAACAATGACAAATGTCGCGTTGTCGCCGGTTCGCGCGGGGTCGAACCCGCCCCACACTTCCCCGTTATACGGGTGCGCGCTGCCGGGGTGGTAGTCCTTCCATTTGCTGGTTTCCACGCCGCAGCGCACCACGTCGGAAAACCTGAACACGCTGTTTTTGTCGTCCACAAACTGGCACATAAACAACATTGCAAACGCGGTTTCGCTGTAGCGGTCGCGCAAGTCGTCGATATTGGCCAGATTGAATCCGCCCGCGATCGCATCTTCCAGGGTGATGACGTATCGCCATTGTTTATCCGGGCAAAGTCGCCCGCCGTCGCGCATTTCGTCAAATGTCGGGAAGACTGCCGCCCGGCGTTTTTTGTTGCCGCCCTTCCAGGTCTCACCGGTCCAAAACGGGTAAGCCTCATGTGTTTTCGCGGACGGTGTGGAAAAGTACGTTAAACGCCATCTGTCATGGGTTGCCATCGCTGACGCAACGTCATTAAGGCGGTTAAATTTCGGTATCCAGAAATATTCATCAATATAAACGTGACCGGAATTCGACTGCGCGGTGTTGCTGTTGGTCGCCAGAAAATGCAGTTCGGCGATGCCGTGCGCGGTGTTCAGTTTGATCGGGTTGCCTTTCAGCGTAACGCCGAATTCCTGCAACGCGATATTGACGATGTATGACCGGAAAACCTCTGATTGTCGCTTACTGGCAGAAAGAAATATTTGCGGGTCACCGGTCAGCGTCGCGTTTTCGAACGCTTCAAACGCAAAATAGTATGTCGCGCCGATCTGACGGCTTTTAAGGATGTTGCGGATCTTCTGGCTTAAGTTCTCATGCAGCCGCTGCTGGTAGCCGAACAGGGTAGAAATGAAGTGTTCAAAGTCTGCTGCCGTCAGGTGGCTGACGTCGTTTGCCCGCCGTTTCTTCTGGCGTGGGTTGTCACTGTCATCTGCGGCGGCTGCTGCGCGCGGGGTGTTACCGGGTCCGTGCGCGTCTATTTCCGCCATTCTTTCAGCGTGCTTATTTCTGGATGCCAGCAGTTTGACGTGATGGCCGATCAGGCGGTCCAGTTCGTCTAGTTCGCCAGGTGTTTTCTTTTCCCGGTCAGTCAGCAGGGCAATGCGACGCGCGATCGCGTCTTCAATGTTTACGACCTTCATCTGGTCGCGCCATTCCCCCACATCAGCCCAGTGATAAATGATCCGCGCAGATGGCAGATTTAACTGGGCGGCGATTTCTTTCGGGGTGAGTCCCTTTAAATAAAGGGCTTTCGCCATTCCCCTTAATTCGTCTGAATATTTCATAAGGGGATTTTTGCATTTAAAAAACGTCGGGTATCCGGCCTATATTCGCTTTAATTCTGATAACGGCTTATATCCGAAATAGTCAGAAATTAACGGCATGAAAATAAAACGGCTGGGTGTTTTACTTTACTTTATCGAAATGAGGGTAACTTATGAAACAAACACCCACCGCGTGGTTTTGTGTTGCCACTGCTGGCCCGACCGTAGACGGACGGGAAATTAAAGAACAATGGCTGGCGGAAGCTGCGGAAACTTATAACGCGGCGGAGTATACCGCCATGATTTGGCCGTCAAGCGTTGACCGCCATCAAAAATGGTACAACCTCGGCACTGTTCATAGTGTTAAGTGCGAAACGGTTAACGGCAAGGTTAAGTTATATGCGCGTTTCCTGCCTAATAAATGGATGATGTCGTTAAACCGCGATGATCAGCAAAAGCTATTCCCATCTGTGGAAATTCTGGAAAATTTCGCCAGTACCGGAAAGCATTATCTTGCTGGGATTGCTGTAACCGATTTGCCCGCCAGTACGGGGACCGATCGTCTTGAATTTTCCGGCGCGCCGAATGTTATCAGCTTTTGCAGTGGCGAACCGATGACCGAAGTTGCGGACAAAGAATCTTTTTTAACCCGCCTGTTTTCGCGTCTGCCGCAGTCACCTGAACAGGGCGCGCGCGATCCAGACAATAACCAGGAAGATGACAAAATGAATGAACAGCAATTCACGCAATTAATGAGCGTGTTTAATACCGCTGTAGAAAAAATGGGGACCGCCGTAGATGAAATTAAATCATTCAGCGCAAAAAAAAACACGACTGTTATTGAAAATAATCAAAACAGTCTGGAAGGTGATCAGCCGCAAGTCGTGACAGTGGAGCAATTCACCACACTTAATGGCAAGGTCGATCAGTTGCTGCAAAAATTTACCGCGCTGTCTGGTGAAACGACGGAACAGCCGAACGGCGAACCCGCGCAGACCGTGCCGGATTATCTGGTGTAAAGCCGGGTAATAATTACTATTCATCAGGAATAAATAAATGATTCTTACCCCGGAAGCGGAAAAACTTATTAACCAATATGCGGTGACGCTTGCGAAAGCGTATAGCGTCGCCACCACAAAGCATATGTTCACTATCAGTCAGCCGCAGGAAATTAAACTGCGTAAAGCGCTGCTGGATTCAACGGCATTTCTGAAAGAAATTTCTATGCTGTCGGTTAACCAGATTAAAGGCGCGGTTGTTGAAGCTGGCGTTTCTAAACTTTTAACTGGACGTAAAAAAGATGGGCGCTTCGGTGTCGATCTGGGCGTTGATGGCAACGAATACGAATTGCGCGAAACGGATTCCTGCGCGCGCCTGAAGTGGGCGCTTTTGGCTGTCTGGGCGAATTCCGGGACGCCTGGTGAGTTCTTTAAACTCGTCACTGAGTTTGCAAACGAATCCTTCGCGCTGGACATCCTGCGCATCGGCTTTAATGGTAAAAGTTTTGCCGAAAATACCGATCCGGTGGCGAACCCGAACGGCGAAGATGTTAACAAGGGCTGGCATCAGATTTCTAAGGAATACGACAACGGTTCTCATGTTCTCACCGCAGCCGTGTCGATCGGCGCTGGCGGGGATTATTTAACCCTGGACGCTGCGGCGCTGGATGTGATCGCGATGCTGCCCGCGCAATTCCGCGAACATCCACAATTAACGGTGCTGGCCGGTTCTGATCTGATTGCCGCTGAACAGCAGCGCATGGCAAACCAGACCGATAAGCCGACCGAAAAAGCCGCGTTTACGCCGATGCTGAAATCTATCGCCGGTCGTCGCCACGTTACACCGCCTTTCTTCCCTGGTAAGCGTATTGCAGTGACTATCCCTAAAAACCTGCATTGCTACACGCAAACCGGCACGCAGCGCCGCGAAGCGAAGCACGTCGGGGACCGTAAGGCGTTTGAATCCTCCTGGTGGCGTATGCAGGGCTATGCGCTGGAAATTCCCGCGCTGTACGCCGCGATCGATGAAGCCGCAGTCACTATCAAGTAAGGGTTTGTTATGCCGTTGACACCGTTTCAGCGCCACGTCGAAAGCATTCGCGCGCGCCAGGTTATGACCGGTGAAGCCGCACCCCGCGCGGTTGGTCTGGATGACAGTAGTTTGTATGTGCAGCTTTTGCAGTTACGGCAGGATGTCGGGACGCTGCGCGATCTGCATAGCAACGCAGAACGCTTTCAGATGAAGCGTGACGTTATGCTGCCGCGCTGGTTGCCGTGGGCTGAAAAGTACCTGGAAGCGGGCGACATCTATCAAAATCCGGTTTTCGTCTGGTGCATTGTCTGGCTGATGGATGTTAGAAAGTTTGAACAGGCGCTGAACTGGGCTGATATTGCGATCGAACAGGGTCAGGAGTCACCGGAAGGTTTCCGTAACAATCTGCCCGGAACGGTGGCTGATGAAGTGCTGGACTGGTCAGAAATTGAGTTTGAAGCGGGCCGCAGTATTGAGCCGTTTTTCTCTCAAACCTTTAAGAATGTGACTGAGCGCTGGAAGCTCAACGAACAGCTAACGGCGAAATATTACAAACTGGCCGGTTTCCTGATCCTGCGCGGTGCTGATGGGCGCATTAATCCCGCAAATCTTGATGATCCGGCAGCATTGCGCCAGGCCGATTTATATCTGGAAGCGGCAGGCACGCTATACAAAAACGCGGGGGTTACTTCCCTGCGTGGGCGTATCGCGGCACGTCTGCGCAAACTTGAAACGACTCCGCAACGCGGCGCGGGCGCGGCTGAGGGGGTAGGCGAAGAAAACGCCGATCGCGCCGTGGACGCCGGTCAGCCCGCGACTTCTGAAACTGAGGGCGCTTAATGTTTTCCGGCAAAACGGCGAACTACCAGGACCGCGTGATCAAAAACGTAGAGTTCTGGCCGGATATTAACGCCGGGGAATTTGAGGAACGCCGCCAGATCCCCGCCAGTATCGCTAATGCGACGGTTGTCGCGGCGCTACTGGCGGCAATTGACAGCGTAAACCGTGATCTGGACACCTGGGCCGATATTCAATGCGGCAAGGGGTATTCCTCTGCGGCAGATGTTCCGGGGCCGTCGTGTGAAGGGGCTAACGCGCTGACTGAGTCTTACAAAAAGGCTGTTTTTGCCAGGGCGAAAGCCGATTTAATGCCGGAATTTGCCACCGTGGGACGTCGTGAAACGCACCCCGGCGCGGAATCGCAGGAAACGGCGGACGGCTTACGCGGTGAAGCTGCGCAGGTTATCCGCCAGATTATGGGCTATGCCCGCGCCACGGTGAGGCTGTTATGACGCCGACACGCACGCAGCTTAATGCGTTGACTGAATATCTGATCGGCAAGTTGCCGCCGAAGGTGTCCGCCTGCCTTGATTCATGGATGGAAAACGCGTCGCTGATTTATGCCCCGCGCGATATGGGGCTGTATAGCGAAATGGCGCAATTGCAGTTTGACGCGGTGCTGTCATTTGAAAATTACCCGTTTCGTGTTTACCCGCCTGCGCTGCTGTTCTGCCTGATTACTGGCTGGCTGGCAGATTGTGACACGCGACGGGATGAACTGGAGTTGCCCGATCCGTCATTGGTGATCGCTGAGTCGGCGGAGGAAATCGCCGACGTGGAAATCACGATTAAATTCAGTTGCCCGCTGTGTGTTCGCGAAGACGCGCAGGGGGCTATTGAGTGGGACGGCAGGCGCTGGTCATTGTCTGAGCCGGAGATCTGGACGGCAGAACATTACGATCTGTCTGTTGGGGTGGCCGGTGATTAGAACCGACCTGCGCGGCCAGCGTGAGGCGCTAATCAGGCTTTCGGCGCTGGAACTGCCACCGGCAAAGCGGCGGCAGGTTTTGCAGAATGCCGCCAGGCGGATTAAGCGGGAAGCGCAGCAGAACGCCAGGGCGCAGCGGACACCGGACGGGCGCGGATGGGAAAAGCGCCAGCGCGGCAGTAAAAAAATGATGCGTCGCATTCCTGCGCTAATGAGCATTACGCCGACTTCTGATGATGTGAAGTTGCACTGGAAAAACCCCGTTCATAGCGATATGGCAGCGCGCCATCACTACGGTAAGCCGGAACATGTGACGGCTGCGCAGCTCAAGCGCCAGCGCGGTCAGCCTGCATATGATGCGCCGGTCACGAGGGGGCAGGCGGTCAAGTTGCGGCAGCTGGGTTACACGGTTAAGCAAGGCAAAAAGAAGAAAACGCCGTCAGTTAAATGGATTACGCAAAACGTTAAGCAAGGGCAGGCCGGATTAATAATCCGCGTTTTGAAACAAGAGGCAGCAAAAACGGAATGGGAAGTACCGGCCCACCCCCGCCCCTGGCTGGATACCCGCTCAAAACATAACGCGCGAATATTAGCGCAGGAATTAAAAAAGGTGAGGAAAAAATGACATTTCCACAAGTCCAGGTTAATCAAATTGATTTAGCGCAAAGCGCAACAAATGAAATTGAACGGCGTTTATTATTTATCGGGTTCACTCCCCTTGAATTTACGCCGGGTTTTTATTCTATCAATTCGCAAACAGATTTAGATAAAATAGCTGATACCAGTAGTGATTACGGACGATCGCTTTTGGCTGCTAAATTAAACGCAGGTCAGAATTGGAGTGCGGCAGTTTATTTTATGGATTCCAATGAAAAATGGCAGGATGCGGTTCGAAAATGTCAGGCATACGGTAGTTTTGAGGGGATTGTATTATTAGAGGATTTCGCTGGGTGGAATGAAGAGGAGTCCGGATTTTCGCTAACCAAAGGGGCAGGAGAAGCCGCCGCGATACGACAAGAATTGATCGCGACGTACGGGCGCTGGACGTGGTTTATTTTACCAGTTAAAGGTCCGCAGGATGCCGATATGACGTGGCAACAATATTCCGCTGCTTTAACGCAATGGCAAACGGGGTTAGTTGCTGATGGCGTTATGCTGGTTCCGCGTCTTTATGAGAATTTGCCAGGTGTAATTGCTGGACGTTTATGTAATCGACTGGTGACAATCGCAGATACTCCCGCGCGCGTTTTAACTGGATCGCTCGTGTATGTTGGCAACGCAACTAAAGATAAAAACGGCGAGACGGTAACCGCGGATATTGTGCAGGCGCTGGACGCTGCTCGTTATTCCGTTCCGGTCACGTATGCAGATTTTGAGGGTATTTACTGGAACGATGGTCCGTTATTAGCGGCAAAGGGTAGCGACTATCAATCGATCCGTATTTTGCGAATTGTTGATAAAGTGGCGCGCCAGGTGCGTTTACTTGCTATTCGTAATATTGGTAACCGTTCGTTAAATTCCACGCCCGCGAGCATGGAATATAACAAAATGGTTTTTGCGAAACCACTTCGCACAATGGCAAAAAGCAGCACTATTAATGGCGTTTCGTTCCCTGGGGAAGTTTATTCACCAAAAGAAGGCGACGTCGTCATTACGTGGATTGATTCCACGCACGTAAATATTTGCGTACAGGTGCGTCCGACAGAATGCCCGCTGGTTATTGTGGTTAATGTCATGGTCGATCTGTCTGTACAGAATGAGGTGTAATTATGAGCGGTTCAAAACGTATTTCTGGGATGGCGTTTGATATTACGCTATTCAGCACAACAATTCATGTGAATAAAGTCACGCTGACTATTACGGATAACTCCGAAGTGGCGAAAACGCGCGGCATTCCCGACGGATACACGGACGGCGACGTAAGCGCCGAAGGTGATCTTGAACTGGATACTAAGAATTTTACGCGCTTTCATGATGCGGCAGCGGCGGCGGGAAGTTATCGCGGCATTGAACCGGAGGATATTTTATTTTACGCAAAGGCGGGCGACGAAAAAATTAAAGTGGAGGCGTTCGGCTGTAAATTTTTGCTGGACAGTCTTCTGGATATTGATACCGCTGGCAGTGATAAGTCTGTATATAAAGTAAAATATAAAGTTACTGCCCCGGAATTTATTAAGATAAACGGAATTCCTTATTTGTCCGCCGATGATGTCCGCGATCTGATCGGGTAATTTATGCTAACGCCTCATGAAAAGGTCATGGTTACCCTGGCGGGCATCGGCGGATTAATCGGTCTGGCTAAAGTGCTGGAATCAACAGAACCGCTGACAACCAGGCTAATTATTGGCCGTGTGATACTGGGGTCCGCAGTCTCAATGTGCGCCGGGGCCGCATTAATTCAGTTCCCCGACATGCCGCCAATTGCTATTAACGGCGTTGGCGCGGCACTGGGGATTGTGGGGTATCAGGCAGTTGAATTATGGCTGCGTAAACGTGCGCGTTTAAATTCAAAGAGTAAACAAAATGACACTGAGTGAAAAACAGTCGTTATTTACAGTAATGATCGGTCAGTTAATTTTCTATGCTGATCAACACGGTTTGCGCCTGACGTTTGGTGAAGCGTATCGCACACCGGAACAAGCAGCGCTAAACGCAAAAACGGGGCGTGGAATTAAAAATAGTTTGCATACTCAACGGCTGGCTATTGATTTTAATTTATTCGTAAACGGCGAATATAAAACAGACACCCGCGATTATCTCGCGCTTGGGGAATACTGGGAATCGATCGGCGGAACGTGGGGCGGGCGATTCAGCAAACAAGACGGCAATCATTTTAGTCTTGAGCATAACGGCATCAAATAACATTAAACACTAATTAACAGGAAATAAAAATGGACGAAATTATCACTCTGACTATCGGCGGCGTGGATGTGGTCTTTGAACCAAATGAGGTTGCCTACAATTCATATATTAATGAAATGGCGATGGATAACAAAGTCGCCCCATCAATTGAATACGTTCGCGCTATTGTCGCGCGTGAAAGTAAAGATGCGCTGGCAACTATCCTGAAAAAACCAGGTGCGGCAATTCAGATCGCAGCGGCGGTAAATAAACAGTACGCGCCAGAACTGGATATTGTAGTAAAAAAATAAATACCCGCGTTCAGGCTATAGATAATAACGGCTTAGAGCAAATGCTAACGTTACGCCGTTATTATCTGCCTGATGCTGACGACTCTGAACAATCGTTAGCGCGCGCGGTCTGGCTGGATAACCGTTATTGGGAAAATTTCAGCGTAAGCGTGGCGAATGGAATCGCAAAAATCTTTTAGGTGAATTATGTCCAGTGAATCGTTAACGTATGTTATATCGCTGATTGACCGCGCCAGCGCCCCGCTGCGCGGTATTCGTCAGCAAGTTGGCGCGCTGGGGCAAACAGCTAAAAACGGTGCGCAGCAGGTCGCAATGGGAACCGCCGCGATGTGGGCGGCGGGGCAGGCTATTAAAAGTGGGCTTGAACCTGCTATTGAAATGCGTCGCGCGCTGGCGTCGGTTGAGGCGCTGGAAGTAACCAAAGACGGATTAAAAAAATTACAAAATGCGGCGCTTGATTTCAGTATGCAATATGGAACCAGCGCAACAGAAATTGTCGGCGCGTCTTATGATATCCAGTCTGCTATTTCTGGACTATCCGCAGATGAATTAACAGGATTTACTACAACGTCAGCATTAGTTGCAAAAGCAACGAAAGCCAACACGGCGACCATGACTAATTATATGGGGACCATGTACGGCATTTTTAAACAGACTGCTGATGGAATGGGTAAAATTAAGTGGGCGGAAAAAATAGGCGGGCAAACGGCCTACGCTGCCAATTTATTTAAATCTGATGGTGAATCAATGTCGCAGGCGTTTACCGCGCTGGGGGCGTCTGCGCAAACTGCGGGGCGCACCAGTGCGGAGCAGTTTGCAATATTGGGTCAATTGCAATCCACAATGTCAGGTAGTGAAGCGGGAACGAAATACAAAGCATTTTTAGCCGGTGTCGGGAAAGCGCAAAAAACGCTGGGCATGAAATTTACTGATGCAACCGGACAAATGAAGTCAATGCCGGATATTCTGGACATGCTGCATAAACGGTTCGGAAATATCAGCAAAGTAGCGGATTCTGATTTACTAAAAAAAGCGTTTGGTACTGATGAAGCTGTATCGCTAATTAAACTGTTGATCAGCGACACTGACGGATTAAAACGCAGTATCAACGAAATTGACGCGATCAACGGGCTGGACGACGTTAAACGCGCCGCCGCAACAGTTGCTGATCCGTGGGAGCGAGCCGCCGCAGGTATTACAGCAGTTAAAATTTCGCTGGGTAGTGCACTATTACCGGTGTTAGAGCCAGTGTTATTGAAAATGGTGAAAATGTCTGACGAGCTGGTCACCTGGCTGAATAAATTCCGCAATATCGCACGTTGGATCGGTATTGTGACTGCGTCAGTTGTTGGCGCAACGGCTGCGGGTGCAGCGTTTTCCATTATGCTGGGTGGCCTTAAACTGGCGGGGGCGGGAATTAGATTGGCAGGGATATTCACGGGTATTACTCCAATGTTTAAATTACTCTGGCGGGGCGTTACTGCTATTTTTAATTTTTCCGGCGCGCTGAAATATTTACGCGTGGCGTTATTTGGCGCACGTCTGTCGTTAATGTCGTTTGGTGGGACGTTAGCAGTTGTAACCGCGCCAGTATGGGGGATCGTCGCGTTAATCGCTCTGGCGATCGGTGCTGTGGTTGTTTTAGTGGTTCGTTTCTGGAATCCGATCAAGGCGTTTTTCAGCGGTTTTGCCACTGGTTTCATGCAGGCCGCGCAAAAATCTTCCGTTCTGCAATCTGTTATAGCGGCGTTGGGGCCGGTGTTTTCTGCTGTTTGCTCTGTAGTTAGTTGGTTGTGGACTGGAATTAAGGATCTGTGTGGCTGGTTCGGGCAGTTGCTGACACCGATTCAATATACAGAAAGTGAATTAGCGTCGTTTTCTGATGCTGGCAGCACTGCGGGAAATATTGTTGCTGCTGCGTTCGATATTATTTTATACCCCATCAACTTGATTATTACGGCGGTGAGCGGATTAATTAAAATATGGCCTGATGTGGTCGCGGGCTGGAATATTGTTACCGCAGCGTTCTCGGCTTTTTCATTCGCTGATACGTTTAAATCAGGTGTTGAATCAATCGGTAATTTATTTTCGAATTTGTGGGAATCAATCAAACAACAATTTTACGGCGTTTTTAACAGCATTGTTGAACAGCTCAATAAATTACCGGGCGTCGAAATTGAGTTGATGGGGTCGGTGAATACTGCGGCAGGCGTTGCGGGAATCGCATCGCAACAGCCGGGAGGGATTGCCCCCGGTGATATTCCCGGAGTATTAGCAATACCGGGTGTTGCGCCTATCCCCGGTGTCGCGCCCGTAGCCGCCCCGGTTCCGGCTGCTGCGGCGGCTGTTCATGCTGGCGTGTTAACTGTACCGGGTATTGCGCCACTTTCCGCACCTGTTGCTACTCCTGCGCCGGTCGCCGCAGCTCCGCTAACTGGCGGGAAATTAAATCCGGGCGTTGTTGGGTCCGGGAATAAAACAACGAAAATAACCAGCAATATCAATAATAGCCGGACTGTGGGAGCCGTTAACGTCTACGTACAGCAAGCGCAGGACGCGCAGCAAATATCAGAACTTGCAGAAATGGCGGCAGCATGACGGACAAAATATATATTGATTTGCGAATTATCGACGGTGATTTTTTATTAAATACAGGACGTGAGCCGACGTTATGCGATAACCGCGTCAGTATTGGACAGGATATCAAACACGCAATTATTGAGAGTAATTACGCAACGCAGTTAATCGGCCAGCGATCCGCTGTGTTGCGCAATGACGTCTATCTGAAAATTATTTTAATGATTGAAACGGATATTCGCCTGATCCCTGGAACCGTACGTGTATACGAAGAGGGCGCAGGGCGTTTTATTGTCACTGCTGAAACGTATGAATTTGGGCTAATTGATCCGATCGAGGTGGTTTATGAGTGACGCGCCGAAACCAGATTACCGCGCGCTATTGAATGACGCAGGTTTGCCGGGGACTGAAAAAGAGATTCAGGCGAAATTCCAGACCATTGCTGACGACGAAGGCCTGATCACAAACACATCAACAATGTCACCATTCTGGCGACTGATCAAAGCGATCGTCACGCGCCCGGTGTTGTGGCTGCGCGATGTGCTGGCCGACGTTGTGCTAACTAACTTGTTTGTTGCAACAGCGGGCGGAACCTGGCTGGATTTGCTGGCGTGGGCTGTTCGTCTGGAGCGCAAAGAAGCGACGCCAGCGCACGGCGCGGTAACGTTTATTAAAAACAGCGCGGCGGATACCGTCACGATCCCTGCCGGAACGATTGTTCAGACTGAACGTGTTAACGGCGAGGTTTATCGCCTGATTGTTGACAAAACAACGATTATTCCGGCTGGTATTGAGCGGTTATCGCTCGCGTGTACCGCTGAAACAGCGGGCAGCGCGTGGAATCTCGCCCCGGGTTATTACCACGTTTTACCGGTCGCCGTCGCGGGCGTTATTGAGGTCACAACAAATGACGACTGGCTGACAATGCCGGGCGCGGATCGTGAATCTGATGATGAATTCCGCCCACGGATACGCAATCAATTTAACGTTGTGGGCAATTACCACATTGACGCCGTTTACCGGTCCGCCGTCGCCAGCGTGGCGGGGCTGAGTACCGACCGCATATTTTTCTTACATGACGCCCCGCGCGGCCCAGGTACGGCCAACGCTTATTTATTACTTGATGCGGGCGTCGTTAGCGATCCGTTTATCACCGCAGTGAATAACTACGTAATGGGGCAGGGAAACCACGGACACGGCGACGATATGCAGTGTTTCCCGATGCCGGAGACATTTCACGATCTGATTGTCACGTTACACGCACCGGATAACGCGATGCTGACTGACGCGGAACGCGCTGATCTGCCCGCAGCCGTTGAAAACATAATTCGCTGTGCGTTCCGTGAAAACTCCGCATATCAGGTAACGAAAACGTGGCCCTGGTCGCGGTTTGGGTTTTCAAAACTGGGGGAGGAAATTCACGAACTATTTCCAGCGCTGTCGTCTGTTGAATTTTCGCTGGGCGATATCGTCAGTGAATTGAGTATTCCGCGTTTACGTTCGCTATCAGTGAAGTGGGGCGGCGCATGAACATTAAATTGCCATGCTGGATGAATCGCGGTGAACCGCAAAAATTGGCCGCGGTGTGTAAAAAATTTTGGTTGTGGCTTGATAGCTGGCTGCGCTGGCCGCTGCAACAATTCGACGCGCTGAACTGTAACGAAACGATCCTGTATTTGCTGGCGTGGCAGCGTGATGTAACGCGCCTGACTGGCGAACCGCTGGAACTGTTCCGCCGTCGCGTAAATTTTGCGTTTATCAACGCGCAGGACGCAGGCAGCACTGCCGGTTTTCTGCGGATATTTGAGCGGCTGGGGATCGGGTTTGTTGGTATTAACGAGCGTGTAGAGGGTATCGACTGGGACGTAATTTTATTAGATCTGACAGATAAACAGATATCTGAAAACGGCGATCTGTTGCGTGAAATAGTCAGGCAATACGGATGTACGTGTCGCCGTTACAGATTTCAGTCTGTTACGTCAACGCCGATCAATTTACGGGCAGGCAGTGTTCAAAATGATTACGTGTGTAACACCGCGTCATTAATCAGGGAATAAAAATGGCAACAATAATTACTCGCGCGTTTGAGCGATGGCAAGCCGCTGATCTGGTCACGCCGGGCGAAATTCAACTGGATGAATTCATTCTGGCTAATGTGCCGGGGCTGGATGCTGACGCAGCGATTGACCGCGACGCCGGGTTGCCCGACACCGCGCATATCGTTTATCGCGAACCGGTTAACGCCGCCGGTGTTGTCAATAAAAACACCGTTGCGTATTCGTTTACCATCGGGACAAACATTGGTGATTTTGCGTTTAACTGGATCGGCCTGATTTGCAAAAAAACCGGGCTGTTAGCGATGGTGACGACGATCCCGACGCTGCAAAAAGTTAAGACAACAGCGACGGAACAAGGCAATGCATTTACTCGCTCGTTTTTGATTGAATTTACTGGCGCGTCTGAAAAAACAGGGATTACTACGCCCGCGGAAACCTGGCAGATCGATTTTACCGCACGGCTGATAGGGATTGACGAGTACCAGCGGTTACTAAATATCGATCACTACGGCAGCGCCCTGTTTTTTGACGACGGTTGGCTGATTCAGCGCGACGGCGCGAAATACCGTTGCGTCGCAGGTCTGGGATACGTTGCAGGGCTGAGGCTGGCACACGAAGCAACGGAGGAAATTACCGTTGCGAGTAAACCGGCGGCGGTCTGGCTGGATACGGTCTGGCAGGGTTCTGTGATGGCACCGTGCATTCCGGTTACTGAAATTTGCGTAACAACTGCTGGCGATCTCGCGGAATACACCGACGAGGCGGGCAAAAAACATTACGTTTTCAAAATTGCAGAAATCGCGGCAGACGGTACGGTAACGGACCTGCGCCCTGTTCGTAGCAGTGACGATCTGGATAAACGTTATTTGCGGCGGTCGCAAAATCTCGCAGACCTGGACGACAAAGGCAAGTCTCGCGTAAATCTGGGCCTGGGCGGCGCGGCGGTGCGCAACGTAGGGCAACTGGCGGGGCAGGTTGCCGCAGCTGACGATCCGCGAATTGTTCACGCCGTGCAGGATACGCGACAAATCAACAGTAAGTCGCTGACGGGCGATATTTCGCTGACGTATTCAGACGTTGGCGCAGTACCGACGTCGCGCAAAGTGAATAATAAGGTACTGACGGGCGATATTACGCTGACGTATTCAGACGTTGGCGCAGTACCGACGTCGCGCAAGGTGAATAACAAGGCGCTAACGGGCGATATTACGCTGACGTATACAGACGTCGGCGCAGTGCCAGCGGGGCGAAAAGTCAACGGACGCGCGCTGTCAGCAGATATCAACGTAACGGCGCAGGATATTTTTAATGGCCAGGCGGTCGGATTAGGTGCAAATCAAAATCTGAACAGCTATACAACGCCTGGTATTTATTATCAACCGGCTAATGCCAACACATCTGCGGCGCTGAATTACCCCGAAAATAACGCCGGGGCATTGATTGTTTATCGTGATGCGGGAATTCAGCAAGAATACCGCGTTTACAACTCATCACGACGCTGGACACGCGCGCAGTACGCCGACGGGGCGTGGACGCCCTGGGCGCGGGAATATAACACCCAAAATAAACCTACGTATTCAGATGTTGGCGCAGTACCGACGTCGCGCAAAGTGAATAATAAGGCGCTGACGGGTGATATTACGCTGACATATTCAGACGTTGGCGCAGCTGCTGCAAGCCATAAACACCCCTGGTCAGATATTACCGGGGTGCCGGATTTTATTACGGTAGCAAATGCCGACGCGCGTTATTTCGGTAATTTCGCGATGTTTACTGCAAACGGTACGTTTACTGTTCCGGCTGGGGTTAAAAAAGTAATGGTGGAAATGATCGGAGGTGGCGCAGGCGGCTGCGCCGCTCCGTCGTCCACGAATTACTATAAACCAGCGCCCGGCGGGCGCGCTGCGCAAGTTGCCAGCGCGATAGTTACCGTTTCTCCGGGCACCGCTATTTCTGTTTCTGTGGGGGCAGGTGGTGCCGGTGCGATCCCTGCGGCGGGCACGGCGCTGATTGCGGGTGGTGAGGGTGGCTCTTCTAGTTTTGGAGGTGTTTCAGCCGCAGGCGGTAAAGGATTACTGAATAGCGGCGTTTGGGATCCAGCCGAATTTAACGGCCTTAAGTCAACAGTGTGGGTTGGCGGCGACGGTGAAAACAGTCCGTTTGGATCTGGCGGAAAAGGGGTTACGTCAAGTTTCAGCCATGCAACAGGATATGGCGCGGGTGGTTCCGGCGGCAGCTGTAACGGAGTGAGTAAAAGCAATGGGGGCAACGGTTCCCCTGGTTTTGTCAGAATTTGGTGGTAACTCAATGAAATACGCTTATTACAATCCTGTTGATTTTAAAGTTTTACAGTGGCTGGATACCGATCAATTCAATATCGTTTTACCCGAATCAATTATGCCCGTCACTGACACGCAGTGGCGCTACCGTGATCGCGATTGTTGGGTAAATCCAGCGGCGGGGAAATTAGTAACAACACCGCCGCCGGGTGAATTTTATCGCCTGAGCGGGGATAAGTGGGTTTACGACTCTGGCGCATTCGCTACCGCGCTGGAACACTCAAAAACAGCAGTTAATCAGGCAATCAAACTACACCGCGACGCGCTGACAGCTGATTACGTTGAAATTGACGGTCATCATTTCCACAGTGACGCAAACAGCCGCATTCAACAAATGACGCTGGCAAGAATGGGGGCCGCTGGCGCGGTTCCGCAGGGCCTAATGTGGCAAACAAAAAATCACGGATTGATCGAACTGACAAACGAGATCGCCGCGCAATTTGAAACGGTCACTATCGCGCACGACATGCGCCTGTTTGCAACCGCTCAGGCACACATTAACGCCGTGGCCATGCTGGAAACTATTGAGGACGTAAATAAATACGACTGGTCGCAGGGGTGGCAGCTATGAGCGTGTTTATTGCGTTTTACCGGGGCAACAGCTCGCGGCGCGGTCTGACGCGTTTTAAAGACTGGGCGATAAGAATGATCACGCGCAGTATTTATTCTCATTGTGAGATTGCCACCGGGCCGAGTGATTACGAAACGCATACGCAATTTGTATGCAGATCGTCGTCATGGCGTGATGGCGGGGTCAGGGAAAAAAGAATGGCGTTGCCGATCGACAAATGGGACCTGGTCGAAATTAACGCGACGCCCCATGAAGTCGCTGTATTTTTTGAAAAGCTCAAAGGCAAAAAATACGATCTCGCCGGTGTTTTCGGCTTTTTGTTGTTCTGCCGTGGCAATGTTGATCGCTGGTTTTGTAGTGAGTTTTGCGCGGAGTTTTTGGAGTTGCGCGACGCATGGCGATATTCGCCGGGGCAGTTATACGCACTGGTTACCAGTGAACGGGAGCGGGGGTACACATGGCGTGGAGTAACGGACAACTAAAACAGCCGGACGTCGTCAAAACACCGCACGACACGTTAAAAGTTTCGCTGGCCTCGCTGTCATCGCCCGGTATTGCTGCGCTACGTGCGTTAGAGTCGCGCGCGCAATGGCCGCAACCGGATTTAGCCAGCCAGGCGGATCAAGTAACAGACCTGCGCGCGGAACTGGATAAATTGACGACGTCGGGGCAACAAATTGCAGTCCACAACTGGACGTTTGGCGCAGGCAAAGAGGAAGAAAGCGGAACCTATTTAAGCCCGCCTAATGCCGTTAAACGCCTGGCTGAAAAACTACGCGACGGCGCAGATCTGCGCGCTGGCGCGGGCGGTGAGGCAGTTTGTTTAATGGTTTGCGCGGGGCAAATAGGGGATTTTGTCAGCAAGCTGGAGAAGGTCTGCGAAGTATTGCCCGCGCCCGGATTCACGCAGGCGCTGAACACTGCGCGCGCATATTCAGGTAACGAAGCGCAGAAAATGCAAAAGCCTGGCGCGCTAACGTATCCGGCCTGGCCGGAGCCGGGCGATCTGGTCGAAAAAAATCACCGCGAATCACGGCGCTTGTTGTTGGCTGAAATGGCAATGCTGGCAGCGCATAAAACACGCGCACCGGTTGACGTATTGGCGGAATTGGTTCGACTGCGTAAAAAGGCGGTTGATGATCTGGCAAAAGAATTTGATGAGATGACCGCGTTAAATGCGTCTGTCTGGTCATGGCAGGGTAGCGGCGGCGGTAAATCACTGGCTGCGGCGCTTGAAGCCAGCGGACCGCCCGATCACTCGTTTATTTTTACTGTCGCCGTTCTGTTTGTCGGCGCTGATCTGTCGTTTTTGAAGGACTGCATATGAGCACGAGACACCCGGTAATTTTAACGCTCAACGGCGAAACCGTAAAAATGCTGAATCTGAAAGTGGAAGCCGTTTTGCCGTTCAAAGACAAAGACCAGTCAGGCCAGACGTCAGGAACGCAGAAAAGCGAGGGCGGGATAAAAGCTAAGGAATTGAACGTCACCGGAACGGTGCCTTTTCGTAATGTCGAATTTTTAACGCGAATTTTTGAACTCGCGGAGGGCGTGGACGGAGGCGGCGCGCAGACGGTTTATCGCGTTTCCAATTTCACAGCAGCAGCGATCAATATGCGACAGGCAACGTTTACTGGTCGTGTTAGCGCCCCTGAATCTGATTCGCTGCGAGCGTGGAACGTGTCGTTCACACTGCGCGAATATAGCAGCGTACCTGAGAAAAAAGAGTCAAATATTTTTTCTAAATTGCCGGGCGTCACGAAACAGACAACGCCAGGTGTTACAACGCCGGGCGCATCAGGTGGCGACGGCACGACGCCAGATACTGAGATGTCTTCGTCTGATAAATTCTGGAAAAAAATTGATGACTGGCTGGCCCCGGCAGAAGACAAAAGCGGCGCGGGCGCGTCTGGTGGTTCGTCGGGATCTACGTCAGGGACAGCAGTGAAAACGGACGATAAAAAATGAAAATAGCAAGCCGGTTTTATATCGGGTCCGAAACAGTGACGCCGGTCGATGTTCGGCTGGCGCTGGAGTTGTCCGCCGCTGGTCTGGGTTTTGTGACGGTGCCCAGTAAAGAAAATTTACAGGGAAAAATGGTTGCGCTGGATCTGGGCTATTCGGGAAAAATGCTGCGCTGGTTTACCGGGATTGTTGAACGCAGTCAGCAGGCGGAACGCGGCTGGCAACGTATCCTAATCCGTGAGTTAACCGGGATTTTAGCCCGCCCCATGCCGTGCTCAATTCAACACCCAACACTGCGCGACGTGTGCAACTGGGTTACGGAACAATGCGGCCTGGCGTTTGCACTGCCGGAGGACCAGAAGTACACGGATACGCCGATCCCAAATTTCACGCACTCCGGCAGCGGCTATCAGTTATTGAATAATCTGGGGCGCGCGTTCTCAATCCCGGACTATATCTGGCAGCAATTACCCGAGGGCGCTGTATTCGTCGGCAGCTGGCAGCAATCCCGCTGGCCGTCACTACCCGTTGAGATACCGCAGGGATTCTCTGATCAACAGCATAGCGGCAACACTATGCGGATCGTGTGTGTGCCAGCGATGCGCCCAGGTGCAGTGATTAACGGCAAGCGTATCAAGCGTGTGGATCTGACAGACGACCAGATGTCGATTACGTGGGCCGTTACTGACAGCAAGGGAAGGGAGGCGCAAAAGTCTCAATTCCGCCGCCAGGCTGAAAAAGAATTTCCCGAGTTGGCCGCGGGCCTGCATTTGCCGAAAATTGGGCGCGTGGAGTCTATCAGCGACACTACCGGCAATAGCGACCTGTCTGATCCGTTTCGCCCCCGTTTCGCTGTAAACGTGCAACTACTGGACGAAAACGGCAAACCGGATAAATCAGTACCGTTATACAACGCGGTTCCACTGCCAACGGGGTTCGGCGGCAGCGATAGCGGGTTGATGCAATATCCCGCGCCCGGAACACTGGTTGAACTGGCGTTCAGTGAAGCGCGCCCGGATCGTCCACACATCCGCCAGATAATGGCACAAGGGCTGACGCTACCGGCTGTTGCAGCAGACGAACAGGTACAACAGGCGCGCTGTGGCGTACTGCAAAAAACAAACAGCCGCGGCGACGTGAGCCGCGAAACAGATCAGGCGCAGACGGAATCCGCGAGGGTCCGCAAGATTAAGGCGGACGAGGAAAAGTCAGACATTACGGAACGGCGCGCGAGTATAGCGGGTGACGACGTGATGCAGATCGGCGGGTCGCACCGACTGTATACGCTGGGGTCTATACAGCACATGACCGCCGGGGATATCGACACCGGCGCAGGCGGTGATCATCGTCACGCAGTTGGACAGGAGATGGTCGAGGTAATAGGAAAAATGCGCCGCAGTGTTGCAAAAGAGTTACAGCACTTTGAGGCAGGCAAGAGCTGGACCGGCACTGATGCGATAAATATTTTTGTGCTGCTTGATGAACTGATGCAGTGTGTACAGCGGCTGGCAACGGCTGACGCCGCGCATATTCACATGTGCAACTGCGGCCCCAGCAAGCCGCCGGTTACTGCCCCTGCGTTCACTGCCGAGGCTGCGGCAGCTGGCGCACTACACGCGCAACTATCCCCAATCATTGAGAAGTAGCCCAGCACCAACACTGTAGCCCGCCCTGCGCGGGCTTTTTTTTTGCGCCCGCCACCGCCCGATCCCCGTCATTTGGTCGTGCGCGGTGGTCACTCCCGCCCCTGTTCGCCTATCCCCGAAAAAATCTGCCACCCCAGCGCCAGCGGGACCAAAACCGCGCTCACCCGCACGCCCGCGGCTTGTGTGTAGTGAAATTTTTTTCAGTTCTGGATTTTGCAATAAAGGGCCGCAAAAGCCCGCGCAGCAAGGATCTAAAAAGGATCTGCGGAACTGAAAAAATTACGTGCTTTTTCAGTTAATTGAAAACAGAAAGATCACGAATGTGATCGGCCTGTTTTTATTGCATTGAAAATAAAAGAAAAAATTATTTTACGTGAAGGCTTGAGGGTGAGGGAATGCTTCAGTAATTTTAAAAATTACAATAAAAACATATAGTTAGTTAATTATAAAACTGAAATTTACGCTTTGGTCTTGAGAAAGGCCGTCGAGTATGGCGGCCTTAGGCATTACTTGTGTGGCGGGTAGTCAATACCGCCATTCGGTGGACGGCAACGATAAATCCGCTTTAAACCTAGTTTCCACCCCTTTACGAATCCAAAACGCTTTAATGCAATCAGTGTGTATTTTGAACAAGATGGGGTGTGACGACATCTGTTACGAATATTCATTGGCGCATGTGCTCGGTAGAACAACACAAGGCGAATACTCAAGACTTTTAACATTAATCCACTTCTTTTCTAAAAGTGATAACGTAGTACTGAGTAAAGTTTGTCTTGCTGCCACCGAAACACCCTGGCTTTTCTTCAATCCCAATAGTGTCTATCCGCTGAAACTCCCAGCCGTTGGCGGCTTGTTCGTTTACCACGTCTTGAAGGTAAGCTGCTGCTATTCCTGCTTTGTTGTCACGTGCTTTAACTGAGATATTGGGCGGTACTTGTATCATCTTATAGGTGTACAT